GCCGAACCAACTGAAAGTTGATTGGCGATGGTTGCATTATGCCCAACCTCAAGACTTCTATAAACTTTTACGAGTCTATCTGGAGTTGACCCTGCACTATAGATTCTTAGTGCTTCTTTCTGAACATCAGGTATGCCTGGATCAGTAGTTTTGAATATGAAACTTCCGTCTTCGCCAGGAGAATCAGTTCCAGAGGTTATCTGGAATACCATTTGATTCTGTAAGGAATCATCTAGTCTTATCCAACCATAATTACCTAACAGTAAAGTCTGATTATTTAAACGTAGATTACCAATCAGTTGAGTTGTGCCTTGTACTGTGAGAGGGAAAGTTGGATTGGTGGTGCCTATACCAATGTTACTAAAGGTGTGAATACCAGCATTTGTTCTTACAAATTGTTGTTCACCACCAGTAACGGTAGCAACTCCAGCACCAAATGTTACGTCAATATTGTCTGCAAAATCCACAGTAGCAGCAGTACCAACTACTTGTCCACTGTTTCTAATTTCTACACCTGTACCAGCCGCAACCACACCAGTAAGTTGTGATCCATCTAATGCTGGTAACTGACCTGTCAACTGATTCGCATTTAATGATCCGTAGAATCCTGTCGCAGATACAATACCAGAAACAGTCAGTGCCTCGGTGATAACAGTCGTTTTTATACCAACATTACCACTTGCATTGATAGTCTGGCGAATATTTCCTTGACCATCAGATAATACAACAAAGTTAGATGAGGTTCTGATGTCTAGATCCGTATCAAAACCTTGATATGAACCCAGTAATACGTTATAAGATCCAGTTGTTACCTGTTTGCCTGCATCATTACCTAGTGCAAGGTTGTATGATCCAGAGGTGACACCGTAAAGAGATAAGTTACCGACAGCAATGTTGTATCCACTACCACCACTCAATGATCTTAGTGGTTGATCACCTATACCAATATTATTTCCAGAACCACTACCTATAACTGAGTTACCTATCTTAAGGTTAGTTCCACTAGGAGTTTGAATCCTTCCAGACACAACTGTGGTAACACCTGTGTTGGTAAATCCGTCAACATCAAGAGTGCCTTTGATATTTGCATTACCATTAGCGGTGAATACCTTGGCTGGATCTGGGCATGTCATACCCACACCAACTCTTGCGGTAGTTCCTATACCTATCTGGCCAGGTTTCCCATCATTGTTCCATATTGTACCAGTAGCAGTACTACTGATCGTGACAATACCACAGTAGGGACTAGTATTAATTAAAATATTATTTCCTTCAACAACAGATGTAACAATACCTGTTAATTTATTACCTGATCCAAAATACTCACCTGTTACAGTGACTCCGAGTGCTATGGTTTCCAGACGTTTTGTTCCATTTTGGAATAGCTCTACAGATCCGCCTGGTTTAAAGTTTGCTAACTGATTACCATTGGTGTCAGTAATTTTTGTGTCAGAATCTGATACTAATTTGAACGCAGTTCCATCATACGTTATATGTGCATCATCAGCGTCTCCAAAGTTTGCTTTGAGAGTCGCTGGTAACTTTAATCCGCCATTAGATAATCTACTAATCTTTACATTACCGTAGACTTCAAGAGCCTCAGTCGCTGTGGTCGTTCCTATACCAACATTAGATGATGTAACAATACCAGTGACATTCTTTGACCAATATCCAGTTCCAAAACCAGCCTGACCAGCAGCAAAATCAATAGAAACATTGGTTATACCTGTGATTTTACCTTGATTATTGACTGCAATCTGTGGAACTATCGTGGTATTACCATACGTTCCGCTATTAGCACCAGTTAAATTAATCAGTGCCCCACCATTACCATAAAATTCTGAAGCAGTAATGATACCAGTGGTGTTTACACTAGAATCACCCTGTAATGTAACAGCAACGTCTGCAAGACTGGCCTTAGGAGCAGTAACCTGTGCAGAATATGATAGTACAGACCAGTTCCCATCACCCACACCAACGATCCAGTCACCAGAATATACACTAGAGATGCCTGGATTAGAATAAGTTGCGATACCAACGTCAGTACCACCCTTGGCGACAATAAAATAGTCACCTGTTGTGATACCAGATGACGCAAGAGTTTGTCCTATACCTGTATATGCTCTTCCCTGTCCAACAACTGTTAGTGTAGTGACAACACCAGCAACTGCATCATAAAATCCAACAATGTTTAAGTTTGTACCAAGAGCATTGATCTGTGATTGTAGAACAGCAGATCCAACAGCGGTTGCAATACCAGTAAGTCCTGATCCGTCACCTCTAAAGGCAGTCGCAGTAACAATACCACCAGCAACAAATCCAGACGCACCAACTACATCTGTAGTAAACCCAACGTCATTAGTGAACGATGATAGTACAGATGGTGTGTTTGTAAAATTATTATAGTCTAGGTAATATGATGGTGCTTGACCATTGAGATTCAGAGAGTTAGTCGAAATCCCAGCAGTAAGAGCAAAACCAGTAGAGTTTGGAGCATTTAAAGTTAGACCGTCACCTATCGAATTATAAATCTCATCAAAGTTTGCATTAACTTTTAGAGCACCCTGTCTGAGGGTGTCACCTGTTCCGTCATTACTACTTTGCCCAGCATTTATTAACTGTTTCGACATTTATCCGAGTCTATGGGGCTACACTATAATCTATTTAGACTAGAGTTTAAATCCGCTGAACTGATTCTTCTTAATATCTTGTTTTATACCACCAACAACATAAGATTCTACCTCTGTTTCCTGTGGTGCAACCTGTAATCCCTTTGATGAGATCCAATGTGATGTCCAAGGTAGAGGGTTGTTCTTTAATGGTTGATCATAGATAGGATCAAATCCAAGAGCTTTCATTCTCTTGTTAGCAATCCACTCAACGTATTGATTCAATAGTTTATCATTCAAACCAATCATAGAACCACCACTGAACAGATACTCTGCCCATTCCTTCTCCTCTTCAACTGCATTTTTAAACATACCAATTACATTATCTCTTTCTTCTTCTGCGATCTCTTTCATTTCTGGATCGTCACCATCTGCCCACTTCTTAAGTATCTGTTGAGTTAGAACGAGGTGTTGGTTTTCATCTCTTGAGATAAGGCTAATGATTTTTGCCGATCCTTCCATAAGCTTAAGTTCTCCAAAAGCAAACGAGCATGCGAAGGAGACATAGAACCTAATTCCTTCCAAGATATTGACATTTGCGATTGCTCTATAGAGCTTTCTTTTGAGTTCATGTGTTGTCCACTGTGATGAAGGTGAATCTTTCCAGTCTTTTTCCCACATACGTCCCTGCCCATACTCTTGGGCATCGTTAATAAAGTCGTCGTAGGCTGCTGTTACAGAGTTTGCTCTCCTTAAAATCTTGTCATCATTTAGAATCGTGTCAAAGACTTCTGCTGGATCTGGATACACGTTCTTGATAATATATGTATATGATCTAGAGTGTATCATCTCCATAAATTGCCATACATTCATAGCACCTTCCAACTCAGGTAGTGCTGTGTAGGGTGCGAAAGCCATTCCAGGACCACGACCTTGTACAGAATCTAAAAGAATTTGGTATTTTAGATTGGAAGTAAAGATATGTTTCTGCTCAGGTCTTAGAGACTGGTAATCAGACCTATCTTTCTGCAACGAAACTTCTTCTGGTCTCCAGAAATATCCAAGCATCTGAGTAGTAAGTCTATCAAATACAGGATACTTGTACTCATCGTATCTTTGGACACCTAATGGTGCTCCAAAGAACATAGGTTGTGTCTTTGTGTCTACATGCTGTTTGTTAAAAACAGTCATTCTCTCTACTTTTTTAGATGGTGCAGCTGTCACACTCTTGCTCCTCTGATAGTTCGGTGAATAGTTTTTCTAATTGGGGTTTCACTTCTTCTACATCATCAAGGTCGTCACTCTTCATATCATATGTGTTCTGATAGTATGAGGTCTTCCAACCATACTTGTATGTGGCTAAAAGATCCTGTGCCATAACAGAAATAGGCACTTCATTGTCGGGATATTGAGTTGGATTATAACTCCAGTTCCCACTAATGGCCTGATCAAAGAACTTTTGCATTACTGCAACTACTTTGATATATCCATCATTACCTTGCATCTCCCAGAGGAGTGTATAATTATTTTTCAAATGTCCATAAGACGGAACCACTTGCTTAAGAGGTCCTTTCTTTGATTTTTTAATGGACAGGTAATCTCTAGGTGGTTCGATTCCGTTTGTTGCATTTGACACAACGGAACTACTCTCTGATGGCATCTGTGCGGACAGTGTTGAGTGCCTGAGACCGTGTTCCAAGATAGATGCTCTAAGAGATTCCCAATCATGTGTTAAACCTACCTGTGTAATTTCATCTACGTCGCTCTTATATGTATCGATTGGAAGAATTCCATCAGAGTATTTTGTAGATGTGTAATCAGCACAAGGACCTTTCTCTTTTGCAAGTTGATTAGATGATCTCAACAGATAGTATTGGAATGATTCAGTAAGTTTATGTACCGCATCCCACGCCTCCTGTGAGTCGTATTTCCACCCATGCTTAGCAAGATAATGTGCGAGACCAATGAACCCCACTCCAAGGGATCTACGACCCAATGTGGCGATCTCTGCTGCTCTCACAGGATAGTCTTGATAGTCAATCAACTCTTCTAGAGACCTCACAGAAAGGTCACAGAGGTCTTCCAACTCATCTAATCTATTAATCTTACCTACGTTGATTGCAGATAGGATACAGAGGGCAATCTCACCGTCTATAGAATCAATATGTTGTATTGGTTCTGTAGGTAGAGTGATCTCTTGACATAGGTTAGACATACTTACCTTGTCCTTGAAGGATGAGTGTTCGTTACAGTGGTCAATATTCATAATATAGATACGACCTGTCTCTGCCCTCTCCTTAAGGAGGTTCATGATTAGTTCTTGAGCTCTGATTGTTCGCTTGGGGATTGATTCATCCAGTTCGTAACGGCAATATAACTCATCAAAGTCAGGGGTCCCAAAACTCTCAAACAAGTTAGGACAACTATGGGGAGAAAAAAGCGTGATTTCCTTATCTTCGATAAACCTTTCATAGAAAAGTTTCGAGATTTGGATTGAGTAGTCAAGTTTTCTGACACGATTGTCCTCCGTTCCTTTGTTGTTTTTTAAGACTAAGATGTCCTCTATTTCTTGGTGCCAGATTGGGAAGTGGACAGTCGCTGATCCACCTCTAATGCCATTTTGAGTGCAACATCTGACAGTTGCTTCAAACTTTTTGAGGAACGGTACAACACCTGTGTGTTGAACTTCTCCACCCCTGATTTTACTGTTGATCCCACGGATGCGGCCTGCGTTGATACCGATTCCAGCCCTTTGTGCGACATAACGACCAATGGCCATATCAGAAGTAAAAATACTATCCAAGGTGTCGTCAATATCAACCAGAACGCAAGACGCAAACTGCCGAATAGGCGTTCTAACACCTCCCATGATTGGTGTTGGGATGTTGATTTTGTGTCGGGAAATTGCATTGTAGTAACGTGTAACGTAATCTAATCTGTTTTCATCTGGATACTCTGCAAAGATAGTCATTGCAATGAGTAAGTACATGAACTGAGGTGTTTCGTAAACTTGTCCAGAGCTTCTATCCTGTACAAGATACTTGTCAACAACTTGACGAAGACCAGCATAAGTGAATAGGTAATCACGTTGATGATCTATTATACTATCTAGAGTTTCAATCTCAGATTCTGTATATTTTTTGAGTATATCCTTATCATATATTCCTTTTTCTACACCTCTCTTGATCTGAGTAATCAAGGTTGGCAACTCATGGATTCTTCCATAGAGATTCTTTCTAAGACCAAAGAGAAGAAGTCTGGCAGCAACATATTGATAGTTTGGACAATCTAAATCTATTAGATCACTTGCTGACTTGACTAGTATTCCTTGGATTTCACCAGTTGAAATACCATCATAGAACTGTATTCCTGATTGTATCTCCACTTGACTTGCAGATACCCCTGCAAGACCATCACATGCTAATTCGACCATCTTATGCATCTTCTCTAAGTCAAGAGGCTCAATTGAACCGTTCCTCTTAACTACTTTAGTACCATTGCTCATACTCGTTTCCAATCTTGTAATTTTAATTTGGCTTCTAATCCTTGGTAGATGTTTGATTCTACCACCTTTTGCACATTTTGTCCACTAAGATACATATCGTTTATGTCCTTTTCAAGAATATTCTTAGGGAAGATTACGACTCTATCACCTCTATCAATAGTGGCAGAGAGTCTTTCAACTATTTGTCTGTTTCGTGGTTCATTGTCATATATCCAAACAGGGTTAGTGATTCCCCATTTCGAGACATCACCATCCGCTCCACACATTGCGATTGAATTAGAGATAAATGTGGAGTCAAATGGCCCTTCTGTAACGTAAACAGTTTCCGCAGTTTTGATATTATCGAGACCATAAATCTTCGGAGCATTCTCCTCCAACATGATCGTGATATATTTGATTTTGGATTTGGGAAGTAAAGATCTTCCCTGATATCCTATGAGTGTACCTTTGTACCTAAGCGGAATGATGATTCTTGGTTCATCATTTGTAACATCATCAAACGTTTGCTTTTGTGCATTAGTCCACTCTTTAAAATTATTGCAATAGTATAAATGTTCTAGTATTTTACCAGATATTTTCCTACTTTGTTCTAGGTATATTCGAGCGGGGTGTGATTTATTTAGACTGGCTATGTTTTCTAAATCTATCTTAAATTTGTCTTTAATAAATACAGGTTTTGGAGGGTCAATTTTTGGTGCAGAGACATTAGAACCTAGGCCTACAGTACCTTTTTTGTACCTCTCCATAATATACTCTTTATGGAGAATGGTATCCTGATCCTTCAAGAAATTACTGAAAGCCTTTGACACACCACAGTTATGGCATTTGTAATTATAATCATTTTTTATAGGATATAGAAATCCCCTTGCTTTATTCTTATACTTACTAGAATCCCCACAGTAAGGGCATCTAAAATTATATAATCCTCTACTCTTCTTTGAAAACTTTTGTAGTCTAGCTGATACTAAACTTATGTACTTTGTGTCTACTAGATCCAAGATCAACCACTCTTTGTGATTCTAGTATAACAGAATTCTGTTGAGTTTGCAACCCCTTCAAGAATCTCTGACCCATAGGACTCACCAGAATGGATATAATCCCTATACCACCAGCGATTGACCACATCTTCTTCTCTATGATCCTTAGGCGCTCTTCTACCTTCATTATATCTCTCTCACATCCCTTCTTAATTTCTGCTGTTGACTTGTCTAAGTCCTTGTGTAATGCTTCTACCTTTTCAAATAGAACTGCATCAATACGATCTTGTTTATCTAACTTCTCATTATGAACCGCAAGCAGTTGACCCATCTTCACAGAGTTCTCTTGAAGGGTGTCTACTACTTTTTCTAATCTTTCTAATATCGCCGAGTTTATATCACTCATTTTTTCTTTTTGTTTTTGTCAGCAGCTTCTCTCCACCTTCTCATTATCATACCCTTGAAAGGTAAATCATATCCAGCAACGGGACCTTTGGAATCTGCAGCAGAAGTGAACCCACCTGTACCAGCAGCCATCATTTCTTTGAGTTCCTTGTAGGTCTTCATAATTCTTTAAGACACTTTAAACAGTTATCATCCATCGGCACTTCATGAAGTGCAGACTTAGGATACTCAGGGAATCTTCCTAAGTATACAACAAAAGTTTTAACAACAGGCCAGAGATCCTTATCTATCTTAAAAAATAGAAGAGGTGTCGCTGCCTCACCAAAAACATTATAGAGTATTATGAAGTGGTTGATAAGCAAATGGGCTTTCAAAACGCCAGTAGTTTTGTAGCGTTTCAAAAGCCTCTTTATCCACTTGAATCTTTTCAGATCCTCTTCAAAATCTTCTTTAGTGACTGCGTGAGGGTTTTCGTAATTCTTAATTGCAAAGATTACATAGTTATTTTCATT